TTAGCTGGACCTGTTAATGATAGAGCATGACATACGCAGAACTAAAACAAAAAATTATAGACTATACTGAAGTATCGAGTAATGTTTTTACAGATACTATTTTAAATGGATTTATTAATGACGCTGAACTTAGAATTTTAAGAGAAGTAGATTCTGATAATAATAGAAGATATGATACAGCAAATTTAGTTCTTAATACTAGATTTATAGACACTCCTTCTGATTTATTAATTGTTAGATCGGCTCAAATTGTAGATTCTGACGGTACAGCTTCAGCAGATAACAGAGATTTTCTTCAATATAGAGATACTAATTTTATGTCAGAGTTTAACCCTAAAGGAGAGACAGGAGTTCCTAAATATTACAGCTATTGGGATGAGGACACTTTAGTTTTTGCCCCAACTCCGGATGCTACTTATACAATTCAAATAAATTATATCTTGAAAACCCAGGGATTATCGTCTACAAATACTACTACATACTTAAGTCAAAAATTTCCCAATGGTTTATTGTATGCTTGCCTAGTTGAGGCTTATGGTTTCTTAAAAGGACCCGTTGACATGCTCCAGTTATATGATAAAAAATACACAGAGGCAGTCAAAGGTTTCTCAATTGAACAAATGGGAAGACGAAGACGGGATGAATACCAAGCAGGTGTTCCTCGAATAGGAAAACAATAGGAGATAAATTATGGCAATAACACAAGCAATTTGTAATTCATTTAAGAAACAGCTTTTAGAAGCGGACATGAATTTCAAACAAACTGGTGGTGACAAGTTTAAATTAGCTCTTTATATTTCCACAGCAACTCTAAACTCGGCAACAACTGCGTTCACAGCTACAGGTCAAGTTGGAAACAGTGGTCAATACGCTTCTGGTGGTGGATTACTTGTTAACAACGGAACTTCTATTAGTGCAGGTGTAGCGAGAGTAGACTTCGCAGACAGATCGTTTACTGGAGTGACGTTAACAGCTAGAGGAGCAATGATTTACAATACATCATCTGATACAACTAATGCATCAGTTTGTATTTTAGATTTTGGAAGTGATAAAACAGCTACATCAGGAACGTTCACAATTCAGTTTCCAGCGCCAACATCAACAGCAGCGATATTAAGAATATCGGGCTAGTAGGAGGTAAGCTCCTATGGCAGCGAAAACATATACTGTAACTGTAGCCACAGGTGCACTTTATCCTAGTGGTAGTTCGGGAAACGTTTATTATTTAGATGGAATAAGACCAAGTGACTATAATATTACTTGGCCCGCAGGAGCTACACTACGTTTTGAACAAAGTAATGCTTCAAATGATAATCATCCGTTAATTTTTTCTACAAATACAGATACCTCTGGAATAATTTCTTCTGGTGTAACTTATTATTTAGATGGAGTAAGTAACCAAACTAATTACACTAACACTACTACCTTTAATGCAGCAACCACTCGTTATGTAGAAATAACCTACACAGGCGCTTCTAGTTTTTATTGGCTTTGTTATGTTCACGGAATTGGAATGGGTGGAACATTTACACTTGCTAATGAAGGATGGTCATCTCTTACTTGGGGTTTTGCAAAATGGGGAGATTTAGGAAATGAAAGTGTTACTCTTAATAATACTAATTTATTAGCTACAACTACTTTAGGTACTGGAACTCAAGAAGGTGAAATTAATTCTGGTTGGGGAAGAGCTGGTTGGGGAAATTTTGGTTGGGGTATTCAAGGTACTTTAATTCCTGCCAACACAAATTTATCCCTTTCTGCAAACTTAAATTCTGTTTCAGCAACAGCTGAAATAAATACTGGATGGGGATCTGATACTTGGGGAACTGAGTTATGGGGATCTTCAGGATTAACCATTCCTATTACCAACACTAATTTATTAATTACAGCCGCTGAAGGATCTGGCGGTATTTCTTTTGATGGTGATTCTAATTTAACTCTTACAGGATTACCTTTAACCATTGCTCAAGGACAAGAAGATGGTTTTGCTTCTTTTGTGGCAACACCTACAGGTTTACCTTTAACAGCTACCCTACAGTTTGAAACTCAAACAATACAACCTGCGTCATTGGTTCTATCAGCAGCTTTAGGATCTGTTTCACCAGCTCCTGTAACAATAGCTGAAGTAGCCGCTAAATCTGCTTCAACGTGGAATGGCAATTATTCTTGGGGATTTGGAGTATATGGCAATCAACAAGTAAATACCCTTGTAATGGGTATGCTAGAAAACTTTTCTGGTATAGATCCAGAACCAGATGTGTCTCTAACTGGAAATGCAATGGCAGCAGCTTTGGCTGCGGGTAATACTTTTAGTATTAGTGGGGATGCAAATATACCTGTAACAAATGTAGCCAATAATTTATCAATGGCTATTACTACAGGTAATGTTAATGCGGAACCTGTTACTCAAGTAGATCTAACAGGACTTACTTTAACAGCTACTTTAAACAGTGTTTCAGAAGTAACGGCTGGAGCAAATGTAATTCCTACAGGTTTTGGATTGACAATTAGCTTAGGAAGCGCTACTAATGTATTGATTTGGAACGAAGTTAACACTGGCACAGCACCGGTTGATCCTCCAGGATGGCAAGAAGTCAATACTAACGCTGCATAATTATAGTTTGACACTATAAAAAAATTTTAATAATATAAGTAAATCGGAGTATAAAAATATGGCTAATTCAACATCAGCAAGTTTAAAACTTACAGTACAGGCTACTGGAGAAAATTCAGGAACTTGGGGACAAATTACAAACACAAATTTATTAATTGTAGAACAAGCAATCGGTGGTTTTGAAGCAGTTGCTATTACTACTGGAGCAACTCTTGTTTTTACAAATGGTGCTATTTCTAATGGTAAAAATGCAGTCTTAAAATTAACAGGCACAATTGGAGGTGCGGTTAACGTAGTAATCCCTGATTCAATTGAAAAAACTTTCGTAGTTGATAATGCTACTACAGGTGCTCACGCAGTAACTTTTAAAACTTCTTCTGGTACAGGTGTAACTTGGGCAGCGGCAGATAAAGGTACTAAAATGGTTTACTCTGATGGTACTAATGTTGTTGATACAGCATTTACAGAATTATCCTCAGACTTTTCACCACAACTTTCAGCAGACTTAGATACAAATAGTCAAAATATTATTATTGATGACGCTCACAATATTCAAGATGAAAACGGAAATGAACAATTAGTTTTCCAAACAACTGGTTCGGCTGTAAATGAATTTGAATTAACAAACGCAGCTACAGGTAATGCACCTCAAGTTGCAGTTACTGGTGGTGACACTAACATAGATATGAATATTACTCCAAAAGGAGTTGGTAGAGCAACTTTTAATGGTCAAGGTAAAATTCAAAGTGTTGCAGAAAAATGTACAAATTCAGCGACAGCTGCTTCAGGTACAGAAAACTATGATGTACTTACTCAAGCGGTTTTAAATTACACTTCTAATGCGGGAGGAAACTGGACTCTAAATATTAGAGGTGACGGATCAAATTCTTTAAATTCAATTATGGATACAGGCGAATCAATTACTATTGCTCATTTAGTACCACAAGGTGGATCTGCGTATTACAACAGCGCAGTTACTATTGATGGTGGAAGCATAACACCAGAGTGGCAAGGTGGAGCAGCTCCATCTGCAGGTAATGCAAGTTCAATTGACGTTTATAGTTATACAATTATTAAAACTGGAGATGCTGCATTCACAGCTATAGCTTCTCAAACACAGTTTGCATAATAAATTAGGAGGAGAAAGACTATGCCATTATTAGGAAGTTTTGGAGCAGGGGGATCAAGAAGTTTTGGTTTAACAGCTGGAGCTAGTGGTCCTACAGAAATAGAATTTTTAGTTGTTGCCGGCGGAGGTGGAGGTGGATCCACAAACGGTGGTGGCGGCGGAGGTGGTGGCCAATTATCCTCTACTCAAGAAATAGAAAAAGATGAAGTTATAACTATAACTGTAGGTGGAGGCGGAGGTGGTGCTCCTAATCAAAGTTCAAGACAAGGAAGCAGAGGAAGTGAATCTTCTTTTACTTCTCCATCTTTAACAAATATTACATGTACTGGCGGCGGTGGCGCTGGCGGTAACAGTCCTGGTCAATCCGGTGGTTGCGGAGGCGGAGGCGGAAACGGAGGAGGACCCGGTGCCGGAAATACTCCTTCAACAACTCCTTCCCAAGGTTTCCCTGGAGGTTCTGGAGGTCCAGGACAAGCAGGACCATTTGGTTACGCAGGAGCTGGCGGCGGCGGAGCCGGAGCAACTGGACAATTTCAAGGACCAGGTGGAGACGGTTTAAATAACGATATTACAGGAGCTACAGTCGGAAGATCCGGAGGCGGAGGAGCTACTAAAAATGGTGGATCTTTCCCTGGTGCTACAGATTTTGGCGCAGGTAATGGAGGAAGCGGCGGCGGACAAACTAATACCGGAGGCGGTGGCGGTGGCGGAGCCCAAAACGCTGGCGGTGGTAGCGGCGGAAGTGGAACTGTTATTTTAGCTATGAAGACTAATAAATATACTGGAACAACAACAGGAAGTCCGACAGTTACAACAGCCGGAGGAAATACTATTCTTCAATTTACAGGAAGTGGGAGTTACACAGCGTAATGGCTCATTTTGCAAAATTAGACGAAAACAATGTAGTTACAATAACGGAAGTAGTGCATAATAATGATGCACCAACTGAAGAAGCTGGAATACAATTTTTAAAAGATTTATATCAACAACCAAATGGTGTTTGGAAACAAACATCTTATAACACCCAGGCAGGAATTCATTATGCTGAAGCATATACTGTACAGAGTGAAGATCAATCAAAAGCCTTTAGAAAAAATTTTGGTACTATAGGTTGTACTTATGATGAAAGTAGAGATGCTTTTATTCCACCAAAACCTTTTCCAAGTTTTATTTTAAATGAAACAAGTTGTACGTGGGAGGCACCCTCACCAAATCCAGGTGCTACAGCAAATGGAGAAGCTGATGAGTGTGCTCTTTATGTATGGAATGAAGAAACATTATCTTGGATATTAGACGAATAATAAAAAATTATTTTAGAAAGAAAAATTGAAAAAACTAACAAAAAACTTTGACTCAATGTCTTTAAACTTTGAAGAATTGTTTGATTTATTATCTACCAATAGTTATGGATCCTGTATGAAAGGAAATCCTCCATTAGATTATGTATTAAAAGGAACTATCGAAATAAATAATATTCATAAAAATCTTTTATTTTTAAATCTAATAAAAAAAATAGCAAAAAAACATAATATTTTTGATACTAAATTAGATGCATCTTTATTTGTATCTTTTTTGCAAGGTAATGCTGGTAATCCACATAGTGATACTTATGATGTTGCTTTATACAATTTACATGGTGAAGTTCTGTATATAGTGGAAAAAGAAAAATTTTTTTTAAAACAAGGTGATTTACTTTATATTAAAAAAGGACAATCTCATCAATCTATTAGTATTACTCCAAGAATTATTTTTTCTTTAGGTGTACGAAATGATGTTAAGTGAGTTTTTTAAAACATATAAAAGTAATTAAAAAAGCGACAACTAAAGAAAGAGAAAAAGAAATGTGGGATGTTTCTGGTATTATTGAAAGTAAATCTAATCAAGAATTTAAATTTGATTTACGACCTATAATTAAACATGAAAAAAATTTATTAGGTAAAAAAACAAAAACTACAAGTAAGGCTAATAAAATAGTTTTTGATATAAAGGATCAATATATTATTATAGATGTAGAAGAACTTAATGAATATGTAAAAACAAAAAAATTAAAAAAAGTTTATTTACAAAATTTAATGTTTGATTTAGAGTGGAACATAATAATAAAGAAATAATGCCTAAAGAAATTACTCAAAGTTGTTGGCCTTTTGAACTAGATACTGTGCATGCTCATGCTTGGCAAGACGGTGTTTTTACCAAAAAAGAGTGTGATAAAATTATTGAATACGCAAAGAAAAAAAATTTAACAAAAGCAAGAGTAGGTCCCAAACTATCTTTACAAAAAAAAATTAGAGACAATAGTATATTTTGGATACATGCAAATAATGAAACTCAATGGATATATGAGCGAGTAGTACATTCAGTAATAAGTTTAAATAATCAATATTTTAAATTTGACATATACGGATTAATTGAATCTTTACAATTTACAAATTATAAAGCTCCAGGTCAAAATTACACAAAACATGTGGATAGATCACACAATATAAAAATAAGAAAATTATCTGTAAGTATACAATTATCTGATCCTAGTGAATATGAAGGAGGAGAGTTATTATTGCATCATTATGAAAAACCAGATATTGCATCTAAAAAACAAGGCACACTTTGTATATTTCCAAGTTGGACATTACATGAAGTAAAACCTGTTACAAAAGGAGAAAGAAGCTCCTTAGTTACCTGGGTAACTGGCAAAAATTTTAGATAAAATTAATATTCAATAAACAGTAGATTCTAAGAGCATCAACGTATATATTAACAATATGGCATTAAAAAAAGTAGATTTTGCAGCAGGTTTCAATAAACAAAGTGTACCTTCAGCTCTTCCAGGACAATGGGTAGATGGAGATTTTGTACGTTTTAGATATACCGCACCTGAAAAAATAGGTGGCTGGGAACAATTAACTGTTGCTAATGAAACATTACCTGGTGCAGCTAGAGCTCAATTAGCTTTTACTAGTTTAAAAGGAGAAAGATATACGGCTATTGGAACATCACAAGGTTTATTTTTATATTATGGAGAAGCTTTTTATGACATTACTCCATTAGATACAGCAATTGCAGGAGCAACATTTGACACTAATGCATCTTCAACTTCTGTGACAGTAAATAAAACTTCACATAATTTAGAGCTTGGAAGATATATTACTTTTACTAGTGTCACAGCACCTCCAGGTTCAGGTTATGCAATATCAGATTTTACAACAGGAGCGTTTGAAATTGTTCAAGTAAACAGTGCAAATAGTTTTAATATTGTAATGAGAACAAATGCTACGGGTAATACAACTGCAGTCGGCGCTGCAACTATTAATCCTTATATTGAAATAGGACCTACGTTTCAGACAAAAGGATATGGATGGGGAACTTATTTATGGGGTGACTCAACATGGGGAACTGAAAGAGCAACAAGTAATGTAACCTTAGATCCAGGAAATTGGAGCTTAGATAATTTTGGAGAAGTTTTAGTTGCAACTATTTTTAATGGCAAAACTTTTACTTGGAATGCGGGAGCTACAAATCCGAGAACTGTAAGAGCTTCAACCTCAACATCTAGTTTTTCTACTTCTGCCAATCCCACAGCAAGTCGATTTACATTAGTTTCTGATCGAGATAGACATCTATTTCATTTTGGAACTGAAACAACTATAGGTGATGCATCAACACAAGATCCTATGTTTGTAAGATTTTCTAATCAAGAAAATTTAAATGAATATTTACCAACATCCACTAACACTGCAGGAACATTTAGATTAGATACAGGTAATGAAATAAGAGCGGTTCTTCAAGGAAAGGACTATGTGTTTGTATTAACTGATCTTGCAGCGTATGTAATTCAATTTGTTGGTCCACCTTTTACATTTTCTGTTAGACAAGTAGGTACTAACTGTGGATGTATAGGACAGCATGCAGCTTCTTATGTTAATGGTGCAATATATTGGATGTCTAATGAAGGTGGATTTTTTATGTATGATGGTACTGTAAAAGCTCTTCCATGTTTAGTTGAAGATTTTGTATTTACAGTTCAAAATGGAAACTTAGGATTAAATGCTAATTCAGCAAATACGGTTTATTCTTCACCAAATTCTTTATATACAGAGGTAAATTGGTTTTATCCTAAAGCAGGATCCGATCAAATTGATAGGTGTGTAACCTATAACTATCAAGAAAATGTATGGACTACTTCATCTCTTGCTCGTACCACTTATCAAGATCAAGGTGTTTTTGAAAAACCTTACGCAACAGAATACACCACTACAAGCACTCCAGTATTTTCACCAATTAGCGGTATTACCAATACATATGGAGCATCAATATATTATGCTCATGAAGTAGGAACTGATCAAGTAAATAGTTCAGGTACAACTTCAATTGATGCTTTTATAAGATCTGGAGATTTTGATATTGATGATGGAGAATTATTTATGTCGATGAAAAGATTTATGCCTGATTATAAATTTTTAGTAGGTAATTCTAAAGTAACTTTATTTATATCAGACTATCCATCTGATTCTCAAACAAGCTCATCTCTAGGTCCCTTTACAATAACAAAAACCACTGATAAAGTAGACACTAGAGCGCGAGGAAGACTACTATCTTTAAAAATAGAAAATGATGCTGCAGGTGAAACTTGGCGTTATGGTAGTTTTAGAATGGATGCTCAACCAGACGGGAGAAGATAATATGCCACTTACTACAAAAGGTAAAAAAATAATGAAATCGATGAAAGATAGATACGGTAAGAAAAAAGGTAAGACTGTATTTTATGCATCAAAGAATAAAGGCAAAATAAAAGGTGTAGATAAAACTAAAAAATAATGGCTAAATTAACTAACTACATACCAGAACCAAGACAAGAATATGATGTTGAAAATCAAAGACAAATTATTGAGTCTATGACAACTATGAAACAACAACTTAATTTTTCTTTTCAAGAAGATTTAAAAAATGAACAAGACGCATTTAATTATTTTTTATCATGACAATAAGATATAAAAACGCTAGCAAAATATTAGACGGGACAGGAATGACAACTGTTCTAACCATATCTACCTCAGCGATAGCTATTGTAAAATCTGTGTATGTATCAAATAATAGCACAGGAGCTGTGTTAGTTAATTGTGATTTAAAAGATTCATCGGCAACTACTGACATTGAATTTTTTAGAAAAGATATACCTGCTTCAAGTACCATAAATGCTGCAGAACAAGGCTTGAATTTAGAAGCAGGAGATGCTATAAAAGCGCAAGCAGAAACAGCAAATAAGTTAGAAGTTGTAGTTAGTTATGCTTTAATAAATAGAGAGAATGAAAACGGATAACGTAATAAAAATAGATTGTACTACTATAACAACTTATAGAAATACAAAAACAGGTGAAACGTCTACAGATAAAGTAGATGGTCCTGATATTGTAACTGACGTTACAGTACAGGTATCTCCGAAAGGTTTAGATTTAATGCAGAAAGTGATGAATAAACAAGATGAAAATAAGAAACCAAAAGCCTAAAGGCGGCACAGAATTACAACTTGAATTTTTAACTAAGTATGTAGAGAAAAATTTATTAGATAAGGTACAAATTTGTACTAGCGTTCCTGGTAAAGTTCCTATTGACCCAAATAAAGTAAATATACTTTGGCAAAAAAATTCATACGATCAACCTAATTTATATCCATGGTTTAAAAATAAAGCTAATCACAACATATATGATTGGTATGTTTTTAATTCACATTGGAATCATGAAAAATTTAGAATGATGTTTGGACTACCCGACTACAAATGTATTGTTATTAAGAACGGTATTGAATTAGTAAAAAAATCTAAACCTTATGAACAAGGTCAACCTATTAAGATAATACATCAAAATACTCCTTGGAGAGGATTGTCAATATTATTAGGTGCAATGCAATTAATTAAAAATCCTTTAATTAGTTTAGATGTATATTCTTCTTGTGAAATATATGGCAAAGAATTTATGGAACAAAATGATCATAATTATAAAGCATTGTATGAACAAGCAGAACAACTACCTAATGTAAACTATATAGGATATAAACCAAATGAATATATTAGAGAACATATAAAAGACTATAGTATGTATGTATATCCAAGTATTTTTGAAGAAACTTCTTGTATATCTTTATTAGAATGTATGGCCGGAGGACTTTATTGTATTACTACAAATTATGGAGCTCTTTTTGAAACAGGTGCAGAATTTCCTATGTATATACCTTATGATAAAGATTATAAAAGATTAGCTGAAAAATTTGCTTACGGCATAGAAGCAGCAGCTAAAACTTTACATGAACCCACTATTCATAACCATTTAATTACACAATCAGGTTACACTCATTTATATTATGGATGGCCTAAACAAGCATCTTCATGGACTAGATTTTTACAAGGAGCTATTAATGCAAAAAAGTTATAAGGCCTCGAGCCAAAACAATGAGCCCATTTGGTTTAATCAAGACACTTCGACTAAAACCATAACTCCTAATGAGGATACTTATCAAACCATTAAAACAAATAAAGTTGAAGGAGAGGTAACAGAAATAAATATAGGAAATACCCCTACTCATAAAATTATGGTGTGTACTCCTTGTCATAGTGATGTAAGTATGCATTACTGTCAAGCCGTTTTAAAATTTCAACAAGAATGTTGGCACAAAAAAATACAAGTTAGTTTTACTTTACTTAAATCTTCTTTAGTTACACAAGGTAGAAATTTATGTGTAGCTGAAATGTTAAATCATGCTGATAACTATACACATTTATTATTTATAGATTCGGATATTGACTTTAATGGGTCTACTATATTTAAAATGTTAGACTTAGATAAAGATATTATTTCTTGTCCTTACCCTATGAAGATGTTGAGTTGGGATAAAATGTGGAGAAGGTATCATGAAAAGGTAGATGCTATTAAATCATTCGATGACTTAGCTAAATCTGGTTTTACCTTTCCTGTTAAAATAGAAGATCCTAATAACGTTCAAAGTAATAAAGGATTAGTAGAGCTTTCACATGCACCAACTGGGTGTATGTTAATTAAAAGAGAAGTATTAGAGAAAATGATTAGGGAGTATCCAGAATTAGAAATCTTTCAACCTACTATTATCAACGGTAAAGAAGAAAAGAAAACCAATATGTTTAACTTATTTGATACTTTACACGACCCTAAGACTAAACGTTATTTTGGAGAAGACTTTGGTTTCTGTCAACGATGGGCTGATATAGGTGGTAAAGTATATGGCTACATAAATGACTACATTACTCATGTAGGAGAGTATCAGTTTTGTGGTAGATTTAGAGATGATTTATGGCAAGGAAGTAGACCTGTCAAATCTGTTGACGAGCCTACAAAAATCAAATAAAGTATCCTATTTACAGGATTTCTACGCCTGCTTAACAGTATAAATATATTTAAATTATGGCGATATCTAGATCTTTAATGAACAGACAATTACAAGCAAACGGTGGCATTATGCAAGTCGCACCTAGGGAGAAATTTGGCCTAGGTAGTAAACTTAAAAAGTTTGTAAGAAAAATTATACCTAATGAAGTAGCAGAAATTGCTACTAAAGCCGCACCTTTTGTTGCACCTTTTAACCCTGCAGTTGCAGCAGCAATGTCGGGGATAGGTAGCTTTGATCAAACAGGAAGTATTGGAGACTCTTTAAAAAGAGGTGCATTAACTTATGGACTAGGACAAGGTGCTAGATATTTAGGTGGCGCAGGTTTTCAAGGTAATCCTTTTAAAGCTGGAGGAGCTTTTACGGGCAGTGGATTTAAAGGTGGATTTAGTATCCCTTTTGGTAATGAGACAGGTATAGGTAAAATGTTAAGTGAAAACTTTAAAAAACAAGGTCAAGTTTTAAACAAAGAATTACAAGCAATAAAAGGTGCAAAAGGTGTGGGAGATACTACAGGGCCTTTAAAAAAATCTGATATTGTATCAATGAGCGAAGATGTTGTATCTTCTGGTGGATCTGCAATGGATTCATTTAAATCAATTGTAAGTTTTGATACATCTCCAACACAAAAAACAGATGCAGCATTAGATCTTTTAAAAAGAGGAAGTAAAGCTATATTTTACAAACCTGGTCCAGATGGAACACCTATACTTGACAAAGCAGCAGTATTAGGAGCAGTAACCGCTGCAGCCTCATACGCAGAAGCTAAAGCTTTAGCTGCAGATGCAGGTGTTGAAATAACTGAAGAAGTGTATGATGAAGCAAAAAAAGGAGATAAACAAGAAGAGTACGCAGGTTACTTAACTAACTTCTTTGGTGGTAAAAAAGATGGTGGTAGAATAGGATTCGAGTCCGGTGCTAATGAAATGATTAAAACACAATTACTGGAGGAGATTATGCCTGAGACAACTACAGAAGATTTTATAATTATAATGACAGAGGATGGTCCAGTAAGAGTTAAAAAAACAGATATGGAAGAAATGCCTGGAATGTTTAGAGATACTACTACAGGAGAAGGTTCTAATATGTTTACTAGAATAGAAGAAGCTGATGGTGGTAGAATAGGATTAGCTAGAGGATCTAAACCGGAAGAAGCAGAAGTGGGTATCATGGCAATTGACGTTGAAACAGGTGATGACGAAGACGAAGAAGATATGATGATGGCAGGGGGTATTACATTTAGCTCTGCAGAAAAATCATATTTGTTTAGAAGACTAGGTGGTGCTGGTGGATCAGATAGATCTTACACTATGCCTAGCCTATACAGAATATTAAGTAACCCCAATAGGTATCCAGAAGATGCAAGAATATTAAAATCAATAGTTGAAATAAATCTTCCTGGAGGAAAAAAAGACGGCGGAAGAATAGGTTACAAAGGTGGTGCTAACAGAGTATCAGAATTGTTAATTTTAAGAGATGAGTTAATTGGTAAAGGTGAAGATGTATCAGATATTGAAGCAGAGATATTCCAACTAACAGGTAAAACATTTAAATCAGTGGGCGGTATAAGTGATGTACCCACAGGTAAAATGAGAAAAAATAATGCAGGTGTAACGGAGAGAGACTACAGAGACGAAGGTGGTTTTGTACCAGTCGGTATCAAAGAAAGAGCCGATGATGTACCCGCTATGTTATCTAAAAATGAATTTGTAATGACTGCCGATGCTGTACGTGGTATAGGTAATGGCAGCGTTGAAGAAGGATCTAAGAAATTATACAACACAATGAAAAAAGCAGAACAAGTAGGTAAAGCATAATGGCAACAGATTATACACAAACAACAAGACGATCGCCTGCAATAGAAGCAGCTCAAGAAAACTATATAGATTTATTAACGCAACAAGTTGGTAGAGCTCCTGGCTCGGCCGGTGTACCAACACTTGCGGAACTTGGACCACAGATTGCAGGTCAAAACGTTTTAACACAAGCTGCTCAACAACAAGCAGCAACACAAGCAGGACTAGGTCAATTAACTTTTGGAGCAGATGGGGATGTGACAGGTGTAGGTGTTGGAACAGGTGTTGCAGGTTATCAACCTTTCTTAGATCAAGCAGCAGCGTATTCAGGCCCACAGGCTTTTCAACAATTTATGTCTCCATATCAACAACAGGTGATTGATACGACTCTTGCAGAGTTTGATACTCAAACAGCTAGAGGTGTACCACAACTTGCAGCCAATGCTATTCAAGCAGGTGCTTTCGGTGGTGGAAGAGACGCTATAGCTAATGCTCAGTATGCATCCGATGCTGCAGCTAACAGAGCGGCACTACAAGCAAGATTATTAGGTCAAGGTTTTACTCAAGCAAATCAATTAGCTAATCAAGGTTTCGAACAACAAAGAAATTTAGCATCATTACAACCATCGTTGTCTGCAAGTGGTGTACAACAATTAGGTGCAGCAGGCACAGGAAACTTAGCTTACCAACAAGCGCAACTAGATGCTCTACAACAACAAAATCAATTAGCATACAATGAACCATTAAGTAGAATCCAGGCTTTCGGATCAGGGATAGCTAGTCAGGCAAGCGGATCACCTATAACAACAACTAACCAATCTATGGGTGGTGGACAAACAGTTGGACCTTTATCACAAGCTTTATCAGCAGGATTAAGTGCTTATGGTTTAGGTAGTATTTTTGGAGGACGATAATGTATTTTAAAAGACCATCATTTAGAAGAGGCGGATCAACTGGTATTGGTCAACTTACGCCTAGAGCACAAGCTAGAGGTGGTGGAAACATCGGTGGCGGAATAATTGCAGGATCTAATTTAGGATCTAGAACAGGATTTTCTGTACTTGATATTATAGGCGGAGGCATGCAAGAAGAACTTACAGGTGGTTCTAATAAAATAAATTCAAAAGCAAATGCTCTTAAAAAGAGTAATGTTGGTCTTAAAAAAGGAAACATAGGTTCTCGTTTATTGACTCAGCTTCGTAATCTTAGTATTCCATCAGCTAGCACAACAGGTCTTATGTCATTACCTTTTGCTTTACCTGCAGGAATAGCCTACATGAATAGACCTAAAACTTTAGAAGAGAAAAAAGTTATGCAAGATTATGGTCCTATTGATGAAACATTCTTTCAATATGACGAGTATGATGCAGATAGAAAAAGAGCCTCTGAAATAGGAGACAAGATTAGTTTTACTGATGCTTTGTTTATGGATCCTGAAACAGGAAAATATCCAAAGGCTTTTGGAAGAACAGAGGACAGAGAAAAAATTGAAGAATTATTTGGTGAGGAAGCGGGCTTCTTACCTAATGCAGGACCTAAAGAAGTTAACATGAAAGAGATTGTTGATACAGTCGTTGCAGAAAAGAAAACAGATACAGATGACGATCAACCTAAAGAAAAAACATTCGATAGTATATATGCAGAAGAAAAATCTAAACTAGAAAAATTATTAGGTGACGATGATGACAAAGGTATGGCAGCTATTGCTCTGTCTGAAGCGATCGGCACACCAGGAACTATTGCAGACAAAGCTGCAGTCTTAAACAAATCATTACTCGGCATTATGGCTGGTAAGAAAAAAGATAAAAAAGACATTGCTAAGTTAGCATACACCGCAACTAAAGAAATAGAGAAAGCTAAAATCATGGCAGGTAAAGAAGGCT